TTCGATCCACAAGAAGTAAAGCTGAGACTAATCTATCTTCGCTTGCTACGATGATTACATTCTATGAGGATATGTTTACTCCCTTCATGTCGTGCGACGTACAGATTACCGACGGTACTTCTTTACGGACACAGACAGATGGCATCATCGGCGGAGAACTTGTATCTGTCGATATGGGCGATGGCGGCGGCGGAAGAAAACTAAAGAGTGATTTTTTCGTGCGCGATATTGCCAATATAACAAAGATAAAGCCCGACGTAGAGACATATACATTACGCCTTACGGCATTACATGATCTATATGATGCGCCAACTACATTGAATGGTTCTTACACAGGCGAAATAGAAAAATCTATAGATAAAGTAATCACCGAATTCATTACACCAAAGACAAAAAAGAAACTCGTTACGGTAGAGGCTTCTCTAGGTATACAAAGTATCATAGCATCGCAGATTACGCCATTAGCCTTTATAAAACAATTAACACGCGAGGCTCAGTCTAAAACCAATCCCTCGTCTTTGTATTTCTTCTATGAAACAGTAGAGGGATATCACTTTATTACCATAGACGAACTATTCAGCAAGTCAGTTCCAAACACGCATAAATTTATACATGATGAGTTATCACAGTCACAACATTCGCCGGGTGCGTCTACCCGACTAAGTACGAATATATTAAATCTTCAAATAGATGAGACTCCTTCTATTGGATATCTACAGAGTCAGGGTGCTAGTAGCCAGACTTATAGCCTAGACACACTGACTAGACAGCGTACAATAATCGAAAATTATTACCATGAGTCGTTTAAAGGAGCTAAAGGTGACAATCCTAACTTTCCCATTGAAACAAGTAAACAGTTTTTCGGTAATTCTAAGGGTAAACTATCGGAAAAGGGCGGCACTGCTCAACATTATATAATAGGTTCGAACCCAAATATTCTGCCCTATGTAAGCGAGAGAGACCCGAGTAGAGATACTACGTTTAGGCACAGGCAATCATTTGCTGCAATAGAGACTATGACCAAGGCGCTATACGGCGCGCGCAGAAAGCATATCTCAATATACGGCAATCCAAACATAAAGCCGGGCGATACGATTGATCTTACTCTACCTATGACTACCTCCTCGGATGAAAAGAATAAAAATAACCCAAATGATTCGGGAAAACATATTGCTACGGCTGTCAAGCATGTAATACAAATGGCCGAGGGCAAATATGAAACTGTTATTGAATGTATGAAGCGCGGATCCGATAAACCAATTAATAAGTATTAGGAGAATATTATGGAAGCTGGAGGAGCCACTCCCAAAGATGGAGATCATGCCGGACTTGATGGATTCGTATGGTTCTTTGGCGTAGTCGAAGACCGCGATGATCCGCTAAATGCTGGTCGCGTGCGTGTGCGTGCACATGGATTTAATACGGCTGATAAGGCTCTTCTGCCGACCGATAAATTACCATGGGCGCAATGTATAATGCCAGTAACTTCTGCCTCGCTGGGCAAAATAGGATCTTCAGCTACGGGATTGATTGAGGGCTCATTTGTTTTTGGATTTTATACCGACGGCAAAAATAGACAACAGCCAATTATTATGGGTTCGTTACCAGGAATTGCAGCCAAAGGGCCAGGCGCAGGAACATCCAGTACAACGCCCGGATCTGGATTTGGTGATCCCGATGGAATATTCCCATTATATGGAATAGGATTGGCAGATACGCCTTCGCTTGGTGCAGGAGCTGAATACGGCGGTTCGGATAACACTTTCGACAAGTTAACGAGTTGGACACCTGATGTCTCAGTTGCATCGCGTCATAGAGTATCCAGTGTCGGCGACGACAAGGCCGACGACAAATACCCAGAACTCAATAAAGATAAAAAGATTATACCCGACACATGGAGCGAACCTCTTCCTAGAGGAGGTAAGCCGTCGGTCTATCCTTATAATCATGTAACAAGAACTGAATCTGGGCATGTTATTGAAATAGACGATACTAAGGGCGGCGAACGTATTCATCAATATCACCGAACTGGAACATTCTATGAGATGCAGCCCGACGGTAATCGGGTGACAAAAGTTGTCGGTTCGGATTATGAGATTATCATTAAAGACAAGAACGTCTATATTCAGGGCGCATGTAACGTCACAATCAAGGGCGACGTTAAGATGCTTTGTGAGGGAGACCTTGTGCAAGAGGTTAATAAAAATTATCATTTGACTGTTCATGGCGATATGATAACCAAGATCGGTGGAAATCAACTTACGGAAATATCAAGCGATAGATCAACCAATGTCGATGGCAAAGATTCACTTCTGGTTTCAGGAAACCGTATATCCACGATAGGAAACGATTACTCTCTTAACGTGGGCAAAGAAAGAAAAACACAGATTGGATTTTCGGATGTCAAAATCGTAGCCAATACTGTTACCACGGTGGCCGGCGGAGGTATCAATTTTACGACACCTGAGAATACAAATATATCCACTGTAGGCGATCTTAACTTTGCGGCTGCCGGCAATATAGCCATAAAGTCCAAGGGCACATTCAAGCTTAATGTCGAGGGTGATGCATATCAGACATATGAGAGTAATTCACATTTCCGACATGTGGATAATGCATTTTCAACGTATAAGGCCGAATCTCATTTTCGACATGAGGGCCATTTCAAGTTTTTTTATGGAGCAGACACATCGAAAGACTTTGCGACGGGCACTGATCATATTGCACCTTCGCCAGCACGAAGCGGTGACTCTGCTCGTAATACCGCGACGGAAGCGACATCATCATGAGTGTAGACTTATCAAACTTACAGAGCGTAATAGAGGCCGCGAAAAAAGGCGCGGGCGCGACTGGTCTTGGAAATCTTAATGGAGCTGCCGCGGCAGCTGCGGCGAGTCTAAAGGTGTATGAATTTGGTAAACTTGAAGATGTAGTTGCGCCAGACTTTAATACACTAGCCGCGACGGCAAAGAGTGCAGCCAGCTCTATGAATGAAGCCGCGCAGGAAATTACCACTGCTATGCCAAGCTTGTCAGTGAAGTTGGGTGGCGTGATAGATAGCCTGTCCAGCGCCGGCCTTTCAGACGCCCTGAATGGGCAAGTGAAATCTCTAATGACGGGCGCCCAGTCTGCGCTAGGAGACGCAGTCACAGGAAGTACTGCCGCGATTACTAAGATCGCAGATAGCATTCCAAAAGACTTAACCATTGACGGTTCTGCACCGGCTGGCGCCGGTGACGGCGCAGGTGCTTCAGTAGCGAGCGCGGCGGCAAGCTTAGGAAATGTACAGAATAACCTAACTGACGCAATGACAAAACTAAGCGACATGAAACAAATCGTAAGCAATGCAATACCGGCCGCGACAGGTTCCGCATTAGAGGCTCTAACGAATATGAAGAAGCAACTAACTGGAACCATAGAGGGCGCAGAAGGCTTGCAGAAAGGCATAACTGATGCGCTTCCACCACTTCCTGCGCTTCCATTTACAATTCCTAGCGCAACCGCTGTTACGACTCTTATATCGAAACTACCGACTTTACCGTGCGGAATAGATATCAAGTTAGATGCGCTTGCGGGGCTACAAAAAGAATTAGATAATGTAATGGGTGAATTAAGTTCGACTGTCAATGGAGTATACGATAAAATCGATTCACTGAAAGCTCAAATGGAAACTGCTCTAGATGGATGCGTGAATAAATTGAAAGATGCATTAAGCGAGATAAAAATTCCTACTCTGGAGTTCCCGGCCGAACTACTTAATGTCTTAAGCTTGATGCAGGGAGATGCAGCAGCGTTTGCTGCCGGACTCGCAAAACTTAAAATTAATTTTCCCTCGATAGATGTCGATTCTATTTTAAAAAAGATGGTTTCTGGGCTGGATTTCAATTTCTGTAAACTTGTACCCAATGTAAAAATCATTGATGGTAAAGAAGTACCTAAAGCAGAACCGGCAACTACCGCTGTCGCTGCGCCTGAACCAGTGACGCCTGCGGCGGCACCAACGCCTGCCGTGACGGCGCCGACGTTATTATCGCGACTTGGTACAATCACCGAGAAGGACAAACAAGAACTGGACTCTTATGCGCGAGATGATCGTATTACTGAGATCGAGCAGTGGGGTGCGAAAATTCGCGCTAGAATAATGGCGGATAAAGAAAAGTACTTTCGACTGACGCCACCAGTCAGCGACTTCGAAGGCACGGGATCAACACCAGATACGTGGGTACCAAAAGATCCGGCAAAAAATAAACTAACTCAGGTAGATGAAGAACTGGGCTTACTTGCTACACTCAAGCGCTCAGCGGTGGATCAAGCGCTTCATAATCGCGCCGCCGCCGAAGTGGTTTAGAACTAAATAGACATATTAATCGACTAAATACCAAATAATAATCGATAGGAACATAATGGCGACTGTATCAAAACAAATAACATATAGAGATTTTGATCTGCGATTCATAGCCCATCCTATTACGGGTAAGCTTAATATGCTGAAAAATAGCAATTCGATAAAACAGGCAGTAAAGAATCTGATTTTAACTAATTTCTACGAACGCCCATATGCTCCTCTATTTGGATCCGATGTTCGCGCTACGTTATTCGAAAATTATACGCCTCACACACAAGATGAATTGAGAGATGCCATAACAATAGCCCTAAATAACTTTGAGCCTCGCGTAGAATTGTTATCCATCGATTTTGGTGGTAACCCCGACCTCAATCAACTTTCTGTTTCAATTGTGTTTCGCCCAATCAATGCAGTCGAAGCTATAACCCTAAATGTCTCATTAGATAGAGTTCGATAATGGCCGCAAATACTGCTATACCCGTAACGGGGTTGAATTATAACGAGATTCGCGCGAATTTGCGCGATTTCATATCGGCTAAGCCAGATTTTGCTGACTTTGATTTTCAAGATTCTGCTCTGGGCACTCTACTCGATCTATTGGCATACAACACATATTATAATGCGTTCTATGCCAGCATGGCCGCGTCCGAGGCCTTTATTGATAGCGCACAGTTTTATGATAGCGTAGTTTCTCGCGCAAAGCTGGTAAATTACACACCAACTTCAGCACAGGGCGCTACGGCCAATGTTAGAATATCATTTGTGAATGCCGCGGTCAGTTCGTCACTTCTATCTATCAATATACCTAAAAACACAGAATTCACATCGACCATCAATAATATATCATATACTTTTGTGACTCCTCGGGCGTATACAGTTCTTGCCAATTCCAGCAACGGATTTGCAACTAATATCGATCTAGTTGAAGGTACACCACTAACGCATCGATATCTATTTACCTCATCCAACACCGAATTTATACTTCCAAATTCGGACGTCGATACTCGTAGCATTTCTGTAACCGTCACAAGTTCGGGTAATACGTCTACGTATACGTCCGTTAGCGATATTCTTACTATTAATTCATCGTCCAAAATATTCTATATCGAAGCAGATCGTGATTCTAAGTACAAGATCAGTTTCGGTGACGACGTTCTTGGAGATAAACCCGACTTTAATAGCACAGTAGCTATTTCATATCGCGTATGCAATGGCACTAGAGGTAATGGCGCTAACAATTTCACAACGGCAGGAAGTATCGATAATCAATCGGTATTCACTTTATCTGTAAATAATCGCGCAGTAGGCGGCTCTGGCCAAGAAGATATTGAATCCGTTCGATTTAATGCGCCCAAAAATTATGAGACTCAAAATCGAGCCGTTATTGCAGCCGATTATCAGCGTATCATTCTACGCGATAATAGGGATCTGCAGGCTGTCAATGTCTGGGGTGGTGAAGAAAATGATCCGCCCATTTATGGTAAAGTATATGCTTCAGTCAAGCCTATTGTTGGTACTCTAATATCTGCATCTCGCGCCGCTCAAATAAAAACAAACATTCGTAAGTATAATGTGCAATCTATCGATTTGGAAATTGTTGATCCCACATTTGTATTCATTGAACCGACCATTACGGTAAATATGAACGTCGAAGCAACTACACTAACTGCATCGGAAATTGCGGCCCTTGTCGCAGCACGAGTAATTACATATGAGGGCACCAATCTCAATCGATTTGGTGGGCGATTTAGGTATTCTAAATTTCTTAATTATCTGGATAATTCCGATATCGGTATTACCGGCTCTTCTGGTTCAGTGCAGCTACAGAAGCGATTCATACCATCGACAACCGTTAAAAATTCATATACATTCAATTTTAATCAGCGAATCGCAAATCACATGGGAGGAACTAATTCAGCCGTGTCAAGTAGTAGATTTACATTAAACGGCGAAGCTAATTCATTTATAGATGACGACGCTGAAGGTAATATTCGCACATACTATACTTCAGGTATCGATAAAATTTATACTAATGCTATAGCTGGGACAGTGAATTATGACACGGGCAAAATCGTATTAAATGCTTTTATACCAACTGCATACGTAGGCAATCACATATCGATAAATGTAACCCCCACCACTCAGAATTTCGCGCCAATACGAAATCAGATATTGCTAATATCAGGAGCATCAATAAAAGTATTCGACGATGAGACGCAAAAGGAATTGGCAGCTATTACTAGTGTCAATACCATTGGGAAATCTGCTAATGTTTCTGAGACCGGACTTGCTCCAGTGACGACGTACTAACATGCCGGCCGTCGGGTCAAATGATGTATATCGTAAGCTATCTTCTCAGATTGAATCTCAGTTTTCTGAATTCATTCGAGCAGATGGTCCAAAATTTATTTCGTTTGTCAAGGCGTATTTTGAATACATGGAGCAGAGCAACAAAGCTCTAGATTCGAGTCGAGGGCTATTTGATAATCTAGATATCGACCGAACGGTCGATGATTTCATAGAATACTTTCAGCGTGAATTCATGAATACTATTCCGCGCAATATTGCAGCAAATAAAAGATTACTGATAAAACATATTAAACAGCTATATCGATCACGTGGTTCTCAGGAATCGTATAGATTTCTGTTTAGGGCCATGTTCGATACCGAAATAGATTTCTATTATCCTGGCGACGATATTCTTAGAGTTTCTGATGGGCGATGGGTTGATGAAATCGTTTTAAACGGGTATAGGATTGATGGTGATCCTCTTCTTATGGACGGGCGACTAATTACTGGACAAACATCAGGTGCTACGGCTCAAGCTATAGAAACATTAAACATCACATCTTTGGGTGTATCGCTATATCAGTTTCGTCTACAGTCTCTACGGGGAACATTTACTGCCGATGAACTTATTAGCGACGGACAAGGCAATTCAATTCGGCTTAATAGCACAGTCGGCGAATTATCGTCGGTAACTATTATTGATGGCGGCGCATTTAATCAATCAGGCGATGCGTTATCTATATCTGGCGTTTCTGGTACTGGCTCAGCCACTGCAACTGTATCAGCTACATCTGAACAGAGCGCAATGACTTTTCGGATTGTCAATGGTGGTTCTGGATATCGTACTGCCAATAGTATAATTACAATGAGCGGCGGTGGACCGGTTCGAACAGCGCGAATTTCCATTGTTAATATATCTAATACTCAAAATATAACCATAAATCAAGACGTTATTGGTGGTGTTAAAAATGTAGTCCTCAATACAGGCTCAACATTCAGTACGGGATCGACTAATAGCACAGCACTAAGTGCTAATCTGGCAGCTGCCAATATAACATCGACTATGGCGACTGCATTAAAATTCTCTAATATAACGGTAGGTTCGATTAACACCATTGCACTATTGGATCCAGGCGTTGGATATACCAGCGTACCTACAGTAGATATAGTGGATGCCGATGTTTCTATTCAATCGATAGTGGATGTCGATAAGGGAGGACTTAAGGGTCATAATGCGGTAATTGTAGCTAATACCGTGCCAGGAACTGTTACTTCGATTTCTATCAATAGTGCCGATTCCAATTTCGTTCGTGATGATGTACTCACAATAACAAATAATACAAGAAGCATAGCCAATACAACCGACACATCTACAGACATTAAGGCCAATATAACCCGTGGTCTTATTCGACAGGGAGTATATAATGCCAACGGCGTAGCTAGTGTTTTTAGCGTAAAAACACTAGGTGGGCGTTATATCGATACGCGTGGTCTTATAAGTTGGAATAATAAACTACAAGATAATTATTACTATCAAGAATATTCATACGTCATCCGAGCCACAAAACTCGTAGACGAGTATAGAAATGCTATAAAGAAGATATTACATCCTGCTGGTACCAAGATGTTTGGTATTCTGGACACAAATAGTACTTTGGATCTTTCGTCGTTCGGCACTGTCGATACCGTAGTGGATGATAGTATTCTAAGTGTCGAAGTCTCCGCTATTCCTGATTTGTATGAATCTATTCTACTGACCGATTCTATATCTGGCGGTATTCAGCATGCTGGTACAATTACAGAATCTACGACAAGCACCGATGCAACAGACGCAGCCAATATAACAACAGCAGCCATTAGTGAATCGGCCACAGCAACAGATACTCCAGACGCAGCCAATATAACAACAGCAGCCATTAGTGAATCGGTCACAAGCACTGATGCAACAGACGCAACCAATACAGCAGTTGCTGCCCTTGGTGAATCGGTCACAAGCACCGATGCAACAGACGCAACCAATACAGCAGTTGCGGCAATTACAGAGCAAAGCGGTATTCTATTAACGTGGGAAAATGTGATCGAATCTAGTTATGATCCGCAGGTTATATCTGATGTGCTTGATGGTCTTCTTTCAATTGACGATACTGTCAATGCTACTACGTAATTGATATTACGTCTTATAAATAGTTAATATTTTAACTACTCATAAAGGGTTCGCTCAATGACTATCGAAACTATCAAGGTAAGTGACATCAACTCAGCCAGTGTGACGCGCAACGCTCAGACAAGTGAATCCGTATCGGTACAGGGCGTATATAAGGCCGTGTGCTATGATGCGGAAGGAAAGATCAAGTGGGAAGATAACTTCCCTAATACCGTTACTACGGTAGGTAAGAATAATCTTCTTAACATTTATCTCGGGGCTAACTCCATTACGGCTGTTCCTGTCACCTGGTATCTTGGGCTTATCGTAGCAAATGGGTATTCTGGAATTTCCGCAGCGGATACTGCTGCATCACATGCTGGCTGGTTAGAATCTGGCGCTCAAGGCGGGGCTGCTCCCGGTTATAGCCAGGGTACCCGTCGAGCCGTCACTTTCTCCGCGGCCGCTTCTGGCGCAAAGGCCACATCTAATGCTGCAATCTTTTCAATTAGCTCAGCTGGTACATTTAAGGGAGCTTTCCTGATAAACAATGCGACAAAGGCTGGCACAGGCGGTATTCTGTATTCGGCCGGGCTATTCACTGTCGGCGACAAGGTAGTTACAGCATCGGATACACTAAATGTAACATACACGGCATCTGCTTAATTTCATCAAATCATCATAGAGTATAGCTATGCCTGGTATTATTACAAAACGATTTCGAATAAACAATGCCAAGCAATTTTTTGATGCAATAACTGCTGTCACAAAGAAATTATATATCTTCATCGGCCGCGTGACGCCTTATGCCAATGAAGCTGCGCCAACTACGCCAACCGATACATTTCAAAACACTCACTTTGATGGTTATCGCGACATGATTGCAATGAAACGAGTGCAGTCTTCCGACATATCGCAAGTAATATCTAAATATTTATGGGCCAATAATACTGCTTATACTCAATATATCGACACCAGTGCGTCATTGTTTCCTACCTCAACATCAGTCTATTCGAATACTACATTCTACGTATTAACCGATGCTGATAACGTATATAAATGTATATACAATAATCGTGGTGGGCGATCAACCATAAAGCCTACTGGGACAAGTACGTCTATCATAACTACAGCCGACAAATATCGCTGGAAATTTCTATACAACATAAGTGGAGCAGATAAAACTAAATTCTTTTCTACCTCATTTATTCCTGTAAAGACACTAACAGCTAATAATGGAAGTGCTCAGTGGTCAGTTCAGCAGGCCGCATCAAATGGTGCAATACATAATATTCTAATTACAGCTAATGGAACAGGATATATAACGACATCAAATACATTCTCGGCCGTATCAAATAGTACGACGATGGTGTTAAAGAATAATGCAAGTACTACCGATGACATTTATACACTATCGACTCTATATATTTCTGCTGGATTAGGAGCTGGTCAGCTTCGTAAAATCGTGAACTATGTCGGATTAACCCGTACTGTAACAGTAAATACCGCTTTTACTCAAACACCAAATACATCTTCTAGTTATATTGTAGGTCCAAACGTAATCATAAAAGGTGATTCTGGAGGCTCCAGCGCACAGCGCGCGACCGCATACGTTTCGAATGCTGCATTTGGGCAAATTCGAGATATCACGATGATAACCGAGGGTCTACACTATTCCACAGCTAACGTATCTATTTCGGCCAATTCATCTTATGGGTCAGGCTGTGTCGCCACACCAATAATATCGCCTAAGGGTGGGCACGGTAAAGATCCCGTACAAGAGCTTGGTGCAGTCAATGTTATGCTAAGTGTGCGCGTAACAGGAGCGGAATCCAATACATTTCCTACCAATAATGACTTTCGTATAATTGGTATAGTGAGCGATCCATTACTTCGTGGTGGCTCATCGGCTAATGCGTCAGTAATCGATCAGTGTAGCAGAATTACCGTCACGTCGCTTTCTGGCGATCTTACTTCCGATGAAATCATTACTGGTGGTACCAGCGGAGCTAAATCCAGGTTTGTACAATTTGCCAATACAAATAGTGCGCGAACAGCAGGTATAGTTCGTGTTATTCGAGTTGCCACAAATGGAACAGGTGGCACATATAGTGTAGGGGAAACTGTCACTGGAAGTGTTTCGGGAAAAACTGCCACGGTAGCATCATTTACCAAGCCTGCCGTGAGAGAATTTACCGGAAACATCATATATACTGAGAACAGGACGTCTATCGCAAGAGCGCCCGAACAATTAGAGGACATTAAAATGGTTGTGAAATTCTAATGGCATCCATAGCAAATACCGCCACTCTCTCTACCAATCTGAATGTCGATCCTTACTATGATGATTTCAATGAGTCTAAGAATTTTCATCGAGTTCTGTTTAGACCGGGCTTGGCTGTGCAGGCGCGCGAGCTTACGCAGATGCAATCTATTCTTCAGAACCAGATTGATCGCTTCGCAGAGCATATATTCAAGGAAGGTAGCATCGTTCGTGGATGTGAACTAAATCTTGATCAGAGATTTTATTATGTGAAGCTTCGCGATAAAAATTCTACAGGGTCTACGGTAAACGCGGCCGCGTTTTTAAATAAGACAGTTAAGGGAACAACGTCTGGTGTTCGTGCTATTGTTAATGCTACTACCGATGGCTCGCAAGCCAATACACCAAACTTTAAGTCATTATATGTAAAGTATACTGCCGCAAATACAAGTGGCGCAAAGTTTTTTGCTAATAATGAAATTCTAACAGCCACAGATGGATCAGGCATCACGGCCAATACAATTACGGCCGCTATGGGTGGCGCTACAGGTCACGGCAGTTCAATCACGATTGCCTCTGGTGTCGTGTTCGCGAAAGATCATTTCATTCGTGTCGATGAACAAACGCTAACTCTGGAGAGATATTCGGCTAATGCGACATTCCGTATTGGTTTGGATATTAATGAGAGCATCGTATCCGACGTTGATGATACTACTCTACTCGATCCCGCAAGTGGCGCATTTAATTATGCTGCTCCAGGCGCAACTCGATTAAAGCTTGTGGCCACACTCGCCAAAAAAACAACTACAGAAAACACTGCGAATAATTTCATCGAACTTATGCAAATTAAGGGTGGTGTAGTTCAAAGTCAGTCCGACAAGCCTGAATATGCTGCAATCAAGGATTATATCGCTGGGCGTACATACGATGAATCGGGCAACTATATTGTTCACGGAATGAGTATTCGTCTGAGAGAACATCTATATAGTGCCAACAATCAAGGCACATTCACGGCCGCACAGGGCGGTAACACTAGTCTTATAACGATTGATATGCAGCCCGGCAAGGCTTACGTTCAGGGATATGATATTGAAACTTTAGTGACAAAACAACTTAATATTAAAAAAGGCATTGATTTTCAATCTCTAGAGCAGGTCAAGACATTAATTGATTATGGTAATTACGTTATAGTCGATAACGTAGTTGGTGCATGGGATATCAATGGTCAGGATACAGTTACACTGCGCGGCCAACAGGCCAATGCGATAAGCACTCGCTCATATTCGACAACCAATTATCCTGCTTCCTCCATTGGTACTGCCCGCGTGCGTGGGTTAGAATATTATTCGGGCACTCCTGGTCTTCCGTCCGCTCAATATAAGATGTATCTGACAGATATAAAAATGACGGCGGCCAACAAAAGTTTCGCTAATGTTCAATTTATTGGATTCTCAGCCGGTGGGTCAAGCGCGAACGGTAAAGCTGATATCGTTGGATCAAATGGACTTAATGCAAACACTACCGATCCCTCGTTCGATAGGGCAGTATTCAAGTTGCCCACATTTGCAACGAAAAAACTACGTGATACATCAGGTAATATCGATACCGACTTTACCTTCTATAAATCATTCGATATATCGTTCGGTGCAACAGGCCAAGCCACTATAACTACGGGTGATAATTCGGAGCGTTTTGCCGGATCGGGCACATTAAGCGATTCCGCAACTAGGTCGAATTACTATATTATCTCACGGAGCTCGGCCAACACAAATACTCTCACCGGCACAGTAAGTGTAACGAGTGGTTCAAATACAGTAACTGGTTCTGGAACGGCATTTACAACGCAAGTAAACCCCGGCGATCTGATTCGCATCGCTAATACTGGTACCACAAATTTTCTTGTGAGCGAAGTAACGAACGATACTTCACTGAAAGTGCTAAATGCTGCTGGTGTTACAAAGACGGGTATGCCGTTACACAAGAGATTTATACAGGGGCAAATTCTCGATCTTGGTGGCGTAGGTCGCGACGGCACGCGATCCATTACAGTTTCGGGTGCACCCACGACTACTTCATTAATCGATTTAAATGAAACTCTTAATTCACCCTCAACGCTTACTGCTACTGCCATCGTCAAGCTTACCAAGGCGGATGGCCAAGAAGCAGCTAAAACTGTTGTTCGCGACAGATTAGTTCAGATTCGCATTGGTAATGCCGCTGCGGGAAATTCGTATGCAGGTAATACATCTGGACCATGGCCACTAGGGCTATCCGATGGATTTAAACTTGTTTCGGTTCGCAAGCAAAGCGGAAGCAATTTCGCATCTGTATCTGCTGGGTCGGACGTAACGAATGACTTCATTCTCGATAGCGGTATGCGCGATAACTTTTATGATCATGCCCGATTAGTTAAGAAGTCAGGTAGCGGTCTAACTATTTCTTCTGGTGATAGGCTTCTTGTTAAACTGGATCATTTCACTCATTCGTATTCGACAGGCGTAGGATATTTATCGGTAGATTCATATCCTGTAAACGATACAACGGCTGGATCAGATACGACTAAAATCTTCACATATGAAATTCCCATATATACTTCGCCGTCAGATGGCAGGAGTTTTGATCTTCGCGATTCAATCGATGTACGACCACGCACGACTGATACTGCAAATAGCGTTACTACTCTGACTAATATATCGGTCAATCCATTGGTGTCAACATCATTCGATGAACCAAGTGGTGGTCTACATTTCTCTCCACCTCAAGAAGATTTGACGGCTGATCTTGACTATTATCTTGAGCGTAAGGATCTTATTGTTCTGGACAAGACTGGTTCGCTCCGTTCAATATCCGGTATGCCTTCACTATTTCCACGCGCGCAGCCGGCGCCAGCCGAGGGCATTGTTCTGGCCGAAGTGAGTCTTGCTCCATATCCGTCACTTCCGTCTGAAATTGCGCGGCGAGTGGGCAGGCCTGATATGTCAAACGGTGTTTATCCTGTGAAGAATTCACGCTTTACAATGCGTGACATAGGCGTTATTAAGGATCGTGTAGACAATCTTGAATATTATACTTCTCTATCTCTTCTTGAAAACGATGCCAAGTCATTGATCGTTCAAGATGAAAATGGGCTAGATCGATTCAAGAACGGAATTTTAGTCGATTCGTTTACCGGTCACAAGATCGGTAACGTATATGATTCCGATTACAAGATTGCAATCGATCCTTCGAAGGGTGAAGCTCGGCCTCCGTTTGCCATAAACAACGTAGAACTATTTTACCATGCTGCGAATTCATCGAATGTCGTTCGCACAAATGTTACCGCCGATGGTATTTCTCGCGATCAGACAGTATTGATTAGTAATTCACAAATTCTGTTCTCAAATAATGAAACTCTAACATCTGGTGCAAGCACGGCCAACCTTCGATATCAGGTAGACAACAAATTGTATATCGAAGCAGCTACCGGCAACTTTGCTGCGGCCGCTTCTGTAGTTGGCGGTACTAGCGGCAAAACAGCTACTATCAGTAGCACTATTACAACGACTGTTGGCGATCTGTTGACTCTTCCATATACTCATGAAATTCTCGTAGATCAGAAATATGCAACTACTACTCGCAACGCGGCTGGAGCTTTCTACAATTGGGCTGGCGTGCTAGTTCTTGACCCAGCCGAAGATTATTGGGTAGATACGACGATTGCTCCTGCCGTTCAGGTTAATTTCGATTTAAATACAGATAATTGGTTGCATCTGGCCAATTCATGGCAGACACAATGGGGCGCATGGAACACAGTATGGACAGGTACGAGACCTAGTGGAGCAACTTCGACTAGTACTTCAGGTGTATATGCGTCGGGCCAACAGCTCCTGCAGGACTTCACCGTATCCAATGAAATGGTGACTACTACTGGCTTAAGCCGAACTGGTATCATACCAACAATTACAGTGCAGAATACAACACAGTCTTTGGGTAATACTCTCCGTGATGTGAATCTACAGCCCTACATGCGCTCGCGTGTCATTCGATTTACAGCCCATGCAGTAAAGCCAAGCACACGATTATACGCATTCTTCGATGGTACGAATGTGTCCAATTACGTGACGCCGACCAACTCTTCGTTTGCAAACACAGCAAACGAGGGCGGTATTCTAACAAGCGATAGCACAGGCAGATTATACGGTATGTTCCGTATACCAAATGATAGCGCGCTTCGATTCAATACAGGATCGCGCAATCTGCGCTTTACGGATAATCCTTCGAACGCTCAGAGTCTGGGGCTTCTTACAACTTCGGCCGAAGCTACATATACAGCCCAGGGTCTTTCTACTACAGCGCAAGACACAATTGTTGCGACAAGATATCCTGTAATCTCTCAGACAACAACGACAGAGACGACAACTACGACAACAAGTAATTGGATTCAAGTCGGTGGCGGCACAAATGTTGTCGGCACTATACCTGATCCGGTGCCGATACAGGTCGCCGCGGCGACCATCGAAGTGGAGATTCCACCGTCGGCCCCCGTCGCGGAGGCCTTGGCGCCGGCGATCCCGACGGACGAGTCCGGCAACCCTCTACGGGTCAACAACGATCCCGGCGGTAATGCCGCCGCCGACATCGATCCCATATCCCAGACATTTCTTGTCAATACTGTGCAATCGTCCAGAATATCTGGCACAGGCGCGTTCATCACCAAAGTCGATCTATTCTTCTCGACAAAGGATCCGACTCTACCAGTCACCGTGGAAATTAGAGAAGTCGATCCGGTTACTGGGCATCAAACATTGCGTAGAGTTCCCTATGGTCAGGCTATTGTAGCATCGTCTCTTGTCAATACAAGCACCGATGGCAGCAAACCCACACCGTTCTACTTCCCTTCGCCAGTATATCTTTTGAATAATCGTTCATATGCAATCGTAGTCATTCCCGGCGCAACAAATCCTAATTATCGTGTATTCACGGCTCGAATTGGCGAAAACGATTTGCTGACGGGCAACAGAATTACAGCCCAGCCCGCATCCGGTACGATGTTTATTTCCTCAGATGATCGTACCTACAGCGCAGTTCAAGAAGAGGATATGAAGTATCGCCTGTATATGGCCAAATTTAACAAGTCCTTGGTTGGTAGTATTGTGGTCAAAAATGAAAATCGCGATTATCTGACTGTAGCAAATCAATCGGCCGCACTTCATAAGATTGGTGAACAAGTTCACGGGATAACTCTTCTTCATGGTACATTTGCAAATACAAAAACCCTAAGCGTTGCAAACAATACGACATTTGCACAGGGCATGGTATCTGGTGCCACTGGTATAGTTACCTCGTTTTCGGCCAACACGGTTACTGTTCGCGATGTTACCACGGCTGTTAAATTCAAGGGCAAAGAGAGAATTCGTATACGTACAAACAACGCAACGAGCGGCGGTATTGTCGGTAATTCGACAGGCGTTATAATATCGGCCACTACTCCAATTGGCTTTGTTACCTACTACGATGCGGTGAACTACGCAAATACTCACCTGCATCTTTCTAACACATCATTTATAAACAGCGGTGCCGCGTGTACTTCCAATCGTATGTTCACGAACAATACATTTATACGTGGGCAGTCAAACGGATATACCGCACGAATCGTTGCAATGAATAGACTTCAGGGAGATATATTTAAGTTTACAACTGATTATCTACAACCATCAAATACTACTATCTCTTCAAGTGCCAAGATGGCTTTATCTAACTCGTCACGCGATACGTCATATGTCTCTATCAATATTAATGAAGACACCGAACTGAATGTGCCTCGCTTTATTCTATCGCGGTCAGTAGAGTCTAATACCAGTGCCAGTAGTAGTTCATTCGCATCATCTCGGTCGGCCGAGTTCAAAATCGCGATTAAGTCTACTAGCGATTTGTCAAGCCCGGCCTTTGATTTGCGCCGTACTTCACTTTGCCTGATAGAAAATCTTATCAACTCCAATAATGCTATTGGGTCAAGTGAAGACGGCATTAAGACTGGCGGTAATGCAAAGGCTAAATATATTAGCCGGCGCGTAACACTGGCTGATGGACAAGATGCCGAAGACCTTCGTGTATATGTAACAGCATATAAGCCAAGTGGCGCAGGAGTGCATGTTTATTATAAGGCTCTGAATAGAGAAGACAGCGATACTTTCTCTGATTCTAGCTGGATACCAATGACTCCTGTAACAGACGCTGGTTTCACAAGCACTGCGCGGTATTCATCCAGTGAGGATACAGAGGATTTTCTAGAGCTGGCCTATAAGATAGATTCATATTCAAATACACACAAGTCAGGAGCCAATACGACAAGTGGTATTATGGAATATCGCAATACACTGGGCGCACGATATACGGGCTTCAAGTATTTCGCAATCAAGATTGTTCTAACGCATACTACAAGCACACGGCCGCCACGTATTCGCGATTTCCGCGCAATCGCACTACAGATTTAACATGTATACAAAAGTGAAAGATGCGCCTGGTTTTGTTCGAGGAGAAAACTCCGCTATATTATCGACAGATGTGGCGAGTTTAACTTCATATAAAAAACGGCGCGATCAGCTTAATGAAATGAGAGCTGCTGTACATGATATAAATAACATGAAGATAGAATTAAATGAAATAAAATCCATGTTGCAAACAATTATCGGAAAAATACAAAATGGCTAAAATTGCCAACGTAGCATTGACCAATACATTTGATACATGGCGTATTACGTCAAATAAAGCATTTGATCGGCTAAGTCAGTTTGCAATAAACAATTCATCGCTATATGCAAATACAGTTACAGCTAATAACAACCTCAATGCATTAAAAAATGCCACGATTACAAAGAATCTAACTGTATCTGGTAATACATCCACTAATAAAGCAACTGTTACATCATCATTAACTGTATCTGGTAATACAACATTAGGCGCTGCTGGTAAGACGATTACATCTACCGGTGTTCTAGCTCATACTGGCAATCTAACTGTATCAGGCAATACATCCACTAATAAAGCAACTGTTACATCATCATTAACTGTATCTGGTAATACAACATTAGGCGCTGCTGGTAAGACGATTACATCTACCGGTGTTCTAGCTCATACTGGCAATCTAACTGTATCAGGCAATACATCCACTAATAAAGCAACTGTTACATCATCATTAACTGTATCTGGTAATACAACATTAGGCGCTGCTGGTAAGACGATTACATCCACAGGTGCTGCTGCTCATACTGGCACTAAAACAATATCAACAAATCTAACAGTATCTGGTAATACATCCACCAATAAAGCAACTGTTACATCGGCTCTAACAGTATCAGGTAATACAACATTAGGTGCTGCTGCTAAAACAATTACAACGACTGGTCTTCTGGGCCATACTGGTCGAGCCACTATTAGTACGAATCTAACTGTATCTGGTAATACGACGCTGGGTGCTGCGGGTAAGACAATTACAACGACAGGTGATCTATCCCACACCGGTGATATTACTGCATCTGGTGATATCACATCGAATTCGGATCTGGCATTTAAGTCTAACGTCGAAATAATTACCAATGCTCTCGACAAATTAAGTAACATCAAAGGTATTACATTCAATAGCGATGGTGTTTTGCGCCGTCGGACAGGAGTTATAGCTCAGGACGTACAGACGGTGTTGCCCGAAGCTATTCATACTAATTCCGATGGTCATCTATCTGTTGCATATGGCAATATGATCGGACTTTTAGTGGAAGCCATCAAGGAACTGGATAAAAAAATCAAGAATATTACTGAATCAAATGGATAAAACGAATAATGGCCAAGATTGCAAACGTTGAAACATCAGATACTTTTTCAATATGGCGAATTCGGTCGAACGCGGCATTTGATCGGCTGAGTCAGTTTGCAATAAACAATTCATTGCTATATGCAAATACAGTTACGGCTAATAACAACCTCAATGCATTGAAAAATGCCACGATTACAAAGAATCTAACTGTATCTGGTAATACAACATTAGGCGCTGCTGGTAAGACGATTACATCCACAGGTGTTCTAGCTCACACTGGTAATCTAACTATATCTGGTAATACGACATTTAGTAATCCCATAACTTACGGCGGCGTCACGCTCAGCAACTCCGTCACCGGCACTGGGAGCATGGTACTTGCAACTGCTTTAACATCAACCAATACAGCACTTCGTACACTAATTGCGGATAGATTGCAGGTTGCTAATGCCGCAGCAATCTATCAGACTAAAGCAATTGAACGAGCTGCGTTGGCGAATACAAACGCATCGATATCAAATGTTAAAACTGGTTTAACATCAACCAATACAGCACTTCGTACACTAATTGCGGATAGATTGCAGGTTGCCAATGCCGCTACAATATATCAGACTAAATCAATTGAACGAGCCGCGTTGGCGAATACAAACGCATCGATATCAAATGTTAAAACTGGTTTAACATCAACCAATACTGCGCTTCGGACTCTTATATCAGATAACACCTTCGGCTACAAGAACCGCATCATCAATGGCGACATGCGCATCGACCAGCGCAATGCCGGCGCGACCAAGCAAATCACCGCAACCAACGACTACACTACAGACCGCTGGCGGGCCATCGCCACGGGCGCCGGCCGCATGGACTTCGCGCGTTCGACCTCGACACCGCCGACTGGGTTCTCGCATTTTTTGCGGATGACTGTGGGCGTCGCCGACAACTCGCTCACGAGCACTGACGAGTATTTCATCTCGCAGCGTATCGAAGGCTTCAATATCGCAGATTTGTTGTTCGGGTCGGCCAGCGCCAAAGCCGTTACGTTGTCATTCTGGGTGCGTTCAAGCCTCACCGGAGCGTTCTCTGGCGCACTTCGCAACGCGGCCGGAGGCGCGCTCAACCGCTCCTATCCGTTCTCGTACACCATCAGCGCGGCGAGCACCTGGGAGCAAAAGACCGTCACTTTGACGGCTGACACTTCCGGTACGTGGACAACCGACGCGAGTATTGGCGTTGAGGTGTGCTTCTGCGTAGGCGCGGCAACGGGTCAACTTGGGACAGCCAATGCTTGGACAGGACCCACCGCTGTATCCGGTGTTACCGGCACAACCAATGTCATGGCGACCGTTTCAAACACCTTTGACCTCACCGGCGTCCAGCTGGAGAAGGGCACCGTCGCGACCGGCTTCGATGTCCGCTCGCATCAGCAGGAGCTGGCGCTTTGCCAGCGCTACTTCTGCAAGACCTTCCCGGTCGGCACCGCTCCGGTCACCGGGGCGAGCAGCATCGGCTGCTTGTCGCAGAACGGCCGTGAACTGCTCTTGTCCTTCACCAAGGACTGGCGTTTTCCGGTGACCATGCGCGCCAGCCCGACGGTGACGACCTATTCGCTCGATGCCGGGCAGACCTACTGGAAGGGCTATATGCTCGGGAGTACCGCGACATCAAACGTGACCAATTCCGGCGACCTGGCCTGCCTGCTGACCGGCACGAACCAGAACGGCCTCGACCTCTTCATCATCCACGCAACGGCAGCGGCGGAGCTGTGACCATGTACCAGGCAGTGAATACAGCGATGATCCGCCGCCTGTCCGATGGCGCATTCATCCCGATCGACGAGGCCAACGCCGACTATCGGCAGTACCTCGCCTGGGCGGAGCAGGGCAACAGGCTGCAGCAGGCCGATCAGCCAAGTGCCGCAGAACTCAACGCACCGATCCTCATGGAGCTTGCCGCCCGCGACGCCAAGGTCATTCGGGCGCTGGTGGAGGGCGACACCGTGCGGATCGAGGCGCACAAAGCGAAACAGGCCGAGCTGCGCGCCCGGCTGGTGACGCCATGACGCCGGCGCGATCGGACGACCTCGATGCCTATGCCATTGCGGTTGAGGCGCGGGAGCGGTCCGCGCCACCCACGTGCGAAATCATCGACGTGGACGAATTCGGCGACCCAATTACTGAACTAAATAGTCTAGAATTATTTACTAAAAATATAGAAAGTTAAATGAAATATGGCCAAGATCGCAAACGTTGAAACATCAGATACTTTTGGAATATGGCGAATCCGTTCGAACGCGTCGTTTGATCGGCTAAGTCAGTTTGCAATAAACAATTCATTGCTATATGCAAATACAGTTACAGCTAATAACAACCTCAATGCATTGAAAAATGCCACGATTACAAAGAATTTACTTGTATCGGGCAATACGACATTAGGTGCTGCCGGTAAGACAATTACATCCACAGGTGTTCTAGCTCATACTGGTAATCTAACTGTATCGGGCAATACATCCACTAATAAAGCAACTGTTACATCGGCCCTAACAGTATCAGGCAATACGACATTTAGTAATCCCATAACTTACGGCGGCGTCACGCTCAGCAACTCCGTCACCGGCACTGGTAGCATGGTACTTGCAACTGCTTTAACGTCAACCAATACTGCGCTTCGTACACTAATTGCGGATAGATTGCAGGTTGCCAATGCTGCTACAATATATCAGACTAAAGCAATTGAACGTGCGGCCCTTGCTAACACAAACGCATCGATATCAAATGTTAAAACTGGTTTAACATCAACCAATACTGCGCTTCGGACACTAATTGCGGATAGATTGCAGGTTGCTAATGCCGCTCTTGGATCGCTGATTGGCTTACAGGTCTTTACCGGCACCAGCACCTGGACGAAGCCGTCCAATCCATCGCCAACGTCCGTTGTCGTCTGGGTTACTGGCGGAGGCGGCGGTGGCGGCGGCGCGATCCTCTCCACGAATGGTACCGGCGGCGGCGCCGGCGGCACGGCAATCAAGCGGATCACCAGTGGCCTTGGGGCAACGGAAACGGTCACGGTTGGCGGGCCCGGGACAGGGGGCCTCAATTACGGCGCCGATAACAATGGCACCGCCGGCGGTACATCGAGCTTCGGCTCCCATTGCTCCGCCACAGGCGGCACGGGTGGCGCCGGCTCGACCCACGGCTTGCCTCACTTTCCACTCACGGCGAGCAAGGGCGGCCTCGGCGTGGGCGGCAACATCAATATAAACGGCGGCGACGGGGCCTGGGCTGCGCAAGTCGGGAGTGCGGCCGCACTGGTCGGCGGACATGGCGGCGCCAGCTATTGGGGCGGCGGAGGCCGCGGCGGCGGCGATGGCCATCCCGGGCCCGCATCTCAGGGGTACGCCGGCAAGGCCCATGGCAGTGGCGGTGGCGGCGCCCAGGGCCATGGCGTAGCCGGCGATGGTACGGTCGGTATCGTGGTCGTATGGGAGTACAGGTGATGGCCCGATTTGCTCGCGTCGAAGGCGGCGTGGTCCGCGAAATCTTGGTGGCCGACAAGCTGCCGCCATTTCATCCGGAAATCGCGGCGCAGTTCATCGCAGTCGCCGACGATGTGCTGGAGGGGTGGCACCGGAGCGGGGATGCGCTGGTGCCGCCACCGCCGCCGCCCGCTCCAACCTATCGCGAGCTTCGCGCGGCCGCCTACCGCGATGAGATGGGCCGGGAAACCGAAGACTCCATCAAGACTATCGGCGACGTGCTCGACACGCTGCTCGGCTGGGCCGCCGGTGAGATCGCCGCCGGACGCGCCCAGGCCACGCCCGAGATCGAGACGATGTTGACCAAGCGCGCTGAAATCAAAGACCGAATTCCTATCGATATTAATTGGTCCGCTCCGCCGGCAAGAGTCATTAAAGAGTTAAAGACTGAAATAGAAAAATTGAAAAATGACAACTAAGATAAGTTCTTCCGGTATAACATTCAATAATTCTACAGTTCAAGCGACAGCTACTGGTCCTGGACCGACTGGACCTACTGGACCAACTGGACCAGCTGGACCGACTGGATCGACTGGAGCCACTGGACCAAATGGACCGCCAGGACCGACTGGATCGACTGGAGCCACTGGACCAAATGGACCGCCAGGACCGACTGGGCCTACTGGCCCGCCAGGACCGACTGGTCCGACTGGACCTACTGGCCCGACCGGAGCGACTGGGCCCACTGGGCCGAACGGATAATCGACCCGCTAACTTCAACCTGATTTTCATGAGTAAGTAAATATGCCTAGCACTAAAATAACAACATCTGGAGTGACTTTTCCAGATAATACTACACAGACTACGGCAAATATTCCGCCAGGTCCAACTGGTCCGACTGGTCCTACCGGACCGACTGGGCCAACTGGACCAACTGGATCTACAGGTACTGGTGGACCGACTGGACCCACTGGACCAACTGGATCTACAGGTACTGGTGGACCGACTGGGCCAACTGGACCAACGGGACCAAATGGACCGACTGGTCCTACCGGACCGACTGGGCCAACTGGACCAACTGGAGCTCAAGGATTATGTAATTATACATGTAGTGGACTTGCCCCCTGCCCATAATCAATACAGGACAAAGATTTTATGACTACAAAAATTACGACATCTGGTATTGTTTTTAACGATAATTCTACATTAACTACCAGGACTGATAATGGACCAACTGGACCTACTGGATCAACTGGATCAACTGGACCAACTGGACCTACTGGACCTACTGGATCACCTGGACCAACTGGATCTACTGGATCTACTGGACCAACTGGACCTACTGGGTCACCTGGACCAACTGGATCTACTGGATCAACTGGACCGACCGGACCAACTGGATCAACTGGACCGACCGGACCAACTGGACCTACTGGACCATCTGGATATGTAATAAATAATTGTCCTCCTCCCGTCGGAACAAAGTGAACACTGGAGATATAAGATGATTAAGTGAAAAAAAAGAAAGTTATGCCGAAGAAGAAAGAATCGACTGTAAAGTGAACAATGGAGCTATAAAATGATTTTGAAAAATAGAAATTCTAAAACTTTCTACACTGACTATGAAATTAAAAATATACCAGATGGAATGGCACATTCAGATAGAGTTTTAAGATATGCTTCATATTATATTATAGAAGATTTTTTGACCGATGATATTCTCAAAGAAGTAACTAATTTCACTGAAAAGAAACACAATAGTCTTATTAAAGGATCAGTTATTGGTTATACTCATCAAGAAGCTGAACAAAATAATATGCGTGATTCGAGCATTCACTTTATGGAAGATGTTGAGTTTGAGAAGTATAATGACTACATAGCTAATAAAGTATCTGAAATCAATAAGAATATTTTTAATCTTGATCTAAGTTGTTTTATGACACCTCAGTATGCCGTATATGGTAAAGGACAACATTTTAATTGGCATCCAGATGGACCGCTTGGCGTCCTGGATCGTAGAGGATTAAATTGCATTCCTGATTATCTTGCATGGAGAAAGCTGTCCACGTCAATTGCTCTTAACGATGAGTCTGAATATACGGGTGGTGATTTTCAAATTATTGATCCATCTGCTAATCCGTCTTGTTCAATTGTAAATACAATTAGAATGGCTAAGGGAACAGCCATTTTATTTCCAGCATTTAGTGCTCATCGTGTTTCACCAGTAATTGATGGTACAAGAAAATCATTAATTTATTGGTTCTGTGGTCCAAGATGGAGATAAGAATATGTCACCTAAAACAATTAAAAAATATGACTTGAATTCTCCTAAACTATATAGAAATTATGAACAAAAAAACAAAGTCAAGAATTTGCCATATTTTGTATTAGAGAATGTTTTATCTACCAATGATGTTGATGCTATAACATCGATATTAGACAATTAT